GTCTAAACGAAAACGAAGGGGCCATAATAGAAAAAGAATTCAAGAATGACTCTATGCCAATTTTAGTAGCTGATGAATTAAACAGGAGTATAAAAGGAAGCAGTGGTATGACCTCCTTCACATTCACAGGAAGTCAAGGAGTCGAATTCAATGATGACTATCAGATCCTAATAAATAGCTCATCAAACAACATCGGAATTAAGGCAATTCACGTAGCGATCACTAGAGGAAAAGGAAATGTAAGAATTGTCTGTAGGGAATTCGAAAAAAAACGTCTTGATAAACTTTGGAACTCCATCCTCAACAAAGACGGTTACTTTAAGAAAAAGTTAGAACAAAAAATAGAGGAAGTGATTCCAAAATCAAAATGGAGACAGATGCCAGCTGGAGGTTCATTACAAGAAGAAGCTGAAAATCATATCCAAAAACTTTTGACAGAAAAAGTTCAGCCAATCTCACTTAGACCTAATTCCTCAGGAGTGAGCATAGTAACCAATTATGAAGAGATGTGGAAAAAAGCAGAAACTCCAAATGATTTAAAGGGGAAACTATCAATGTTGAAACATGAACCACCCAAAGTTTCAAAACATAAAGAATCGAATGTTGTAGAAGGGAATCCTAAAACACATGTGCCTGTTGAAAGAGACACATTTGTATTAGAATCGTACCTCCAAAATTTAAAAGCTAAAGAGCTAAGGGAACTATTTACAAAAAGAGATGGTTCAACATCTCAGATCAATGATGCCTTACCCTTAGCTCAACAATTATTTATCAGGCATCAACTCAAAGACGAAGCCACTTTCTCTTTAGCCATTCAAAAGAGAATCCATTTAATGTCACCACATTTCAATAGGCAAGAATTGCTAAACACTAAAGATTTGGGCGATCTGCTGTTTGAAAATTTTAAAAAAGCTCTCAATTTGCCCGATTCAGTATCATTTGATCCAGAAAAATTTGAAAGGTGTATCGATGAACAAGAAAGAAAGTACTTAACGAGACCAGCCCATCTTCTTATCAATACACAAGGTAGGAATGATCCTGACTGGTCTGACAATCAGATCCAGCTTTTTATGAAATCTCAATTGGTGACAAAACCGGACAAAATCGCTTCTGATGCAAAAGCCGGTCAAACGATTAGTTGCTTCAATAACAACTCTATCTTAACCATGGGACCACTTGGAAGATACTTGCTCAAAGAAATAGAAAAGTTTAAACCTGACCACATCTATCTGCATAATCAACGAAACCAATTCGACCTAAATGATTGGGCTAAAAAACATTGGATTTCGTTTGAAAATAACTCTCGTAATAAGAAAAAGAAACACACGACAAACGATTTTGAAGCGTACGACAAAAGTTTGCGCGGTGAATTTGTCAACTTTAATTGCAGAATCTTAGAATTGTTTCAAGTCCCAAAGAAGTTCATTGAGTTTTTCATATATCAAAAAGAAAACGCTCAAGTTTTCTTAGGAAATTTAGGCTTTATGACGTTAACAGGAGAATGGTGCACATGGTTGTTCAACACTTTGGACAACATCGCTTTCACCCATACAAAATTCTCAATTGATCCTAATCAACCTCAACTGTATTCAGGAGATGATTTTGGAGTTTGCGGAACAATTAAGGTGAAGCCCACATTTGAAAAGATATCCGAAAAATTTCATCTGGTATCCAAACTATTAGTTGAAGAAGAAGCCATGTTCTGTGGATGGATGATAACTCAAGACGGTGTTTACAAGGATCCTAAAATAGTAACAGCAAGACTGATCCACATGGAAAGTAAAGGTGATCTAGACCTCGTCCTTGAAAATTACTATTTAGAGCATTTTTTTGCATATGCCATGCAAGACCTCATATATGATTATTTCTCAGAAAAGGACATGGAAGCTCATTTTAGAAATAACCGTATTTTCCAAAAACACAAAAATAAAATCCAGCATATGGATTTGCAACAATTCATGAATAGCAATTATAAGGTAGTGATCACAACAGAAGGTGACAAGCTTTTGATTAGAAAAGAACTGAAGCAAACAGTACCAGAAGATAAATATTACTATAAACATATCTTCTAATTAGATGATTTAAATGATTAAGTTTAGGCTAGTTATTAATGACTTTTAATTATGGCTTCAAGAGCAGATTACCAAATAGCCCAACTTACTAGTCAAGCAGTACCAGACGAAGGTTATGTCCTCAACAGTAACTTTTTATCTAGAGAAAATCAACAAGCAATAGAAACGAGATTATGCAACTATATAATCCAGCAAAGACCTACTATCACTGCAGCGGAAAACAGAATAGTCTTTAAACTTTTCATAAAAGTATGTGCTACTGTGGGCACATCTAATCAGGCCAATTTTAAAAATTATGCAGCCTCTATTGGAAACGATTCATTTAATTATTCCAAGATGGTGGATATTATTCTCGAACATCCTGGGCGTTACGAAAACGTAACTTTGCGTAAATTCATGAGATTTTATGCACCTTATGTCTATCACGCTGTAAAGTTCAAATCTTTTCCTTTCAATGAAAACGTTTTTTTCCCATTTGAACATCACTATAACACACCAAGAAATTATGAACACCTGGCTTTTGATTTCAACTTTGGTATTAGACCGCATCAGTGTGACGATCGTGAATTGTTGGTCTTAAGGGCTACTTTTCAAGTTAAAGATAACATCGACAAAGAACAAGCAATGCTAACAAGTACATCAACTTATTTTCACAAAGGTAAAATAAATCAATTGTGGAATAAAATTTTTTAGTTAAGAGACATCAAAACATGAGCTTAACAAAGTTAAGTTCATGTCATAAATATTAATAATATTTAAATTTTTAGATCTCGAAATTTCAACATGTCTCAACAAATGCCCCATTTAGAAAACCCTTGCTTAGCTTTTTTGTCACGACCTTTAAGGCATTACGTTCCCTATTACAAAAAGGAGACTCAAATTTTAGATTTTTCATTATATTGTAATATAGAACATATGTCCTTTATCTATAGGAGCCCCAAAGCCAAGGCGTCATTCCATTTTACCTCCAGGAGGAAAATGAAAAACACAATGGTACCTTTTCTAGCC